TACTACACGCACAAAAAAGAAACATTGAACTTGTACCCTGGCAATAACTCATTCTTTGAAGGTACGCCTGAAGATAAAGACATGAAGCGCATGGGTGTTAAGCCTATCCGCAGTCGCCAAGTAGATCGTCGCAAGGTCATGTGGATGAAAACCAACGGCTTTGAAGTCTTGCAAGAGCAAGAGTGGGCTGGTAAGTGGATTCCTGTGGTACGCGTGATTGGTAACGAGTTTGAAGTTGAAGGTCAAATCTACATCTCTGGCTTGGTACGTAATGCTAAAGATGCACAGCGTATGTATAACTATTGGACTAGCCAAGAAGCTGAGATGTTGGCTTTGGCGCCCAAAGCACCGTTTATTGGTTATGGCGGTCAGTTTGAAGGCTACGAAATGCAGTGGAAAACTGCCAACACGACCAACTGGCCGTATTTGGAAGTTAACCCTGACGTAACAGATGGCGCAGGTGCAGTATTGCCATTGCCACAACGTGCTGCCCCACCGCTACCACAGACAGGCTTGATTCAAGCCAAGATGGGTGCGAGTGAGGACATCAAATCAACCACAGGTCAGTACGATGCAAGCCTTGGAGTTGGTGGTAATGAACGCTCAGGCCGTGCTATTTTGGCTCGTGAAAAGCAGGGCGACACTGGCACTTATCACTACGTAGACAACTTGGCACGTGCTATCCGTCACATTACTCGTCAGTTAGTGGACATGATTCCTAAGATTTACGATACAGAGCGTATTGCTCGTATTGTAGGTATTGATGGCGAAGTGGACATGGTAAAGATTAACCCAGAACAGCCAGAACCAGTCAAAGAAATCCGTGACATGGAGTCAGGCATCTTGATTGAGAAGATTTACAACCCAGGCGTCGGTAGATACGACGTGGTTGTAACGACTGGCCCAAGCTACATGACCAAACGTCAAGAATCTATGGACGCAATGAGTCAGATTTTGCAAGGCAACCCTCAGTTGTGGGCTGTTGCAGGTGATTTATTTGTTAAAAACATGGATTGGCCTGGTGCTCAAGAGTTGGCAGACCGTTTGGCTAAGACGATTGATCCTAAATTGCTTGAAAATGGTGATAAAGACCCTGCATTGCAGGCTGCTGAACAGCAAATTCAAGCCATGGGTCAAGAAATGGAACAAATGTACGCCATGATGCAGAATTTCCAGAAATCTGTGGAAGTTCAAGACTTAGAGCGTAAGAATTTTGAAGCTGAAATCAAGGCATATCAGGCTGAAACCCAGCGAATCAGTGCTGTTCAAGCAGGCATGACGCCTGAGCAAATCCAAGACATTGTAATGGGTACCATTGCAGCAGCTTTGGACACAGGCGACCTAGTTGGTCAAGAGTTACAGCGTGAACCGATGCAAATGCCTCAAGAAATGCCTGAAATGATGCCACAAGAGATGCCAATGGAAGGTCAAGTACCGCCTGAAGGGATGCCACAATGAGTTGCGAAAAGTTCGTAGGAATGTTGTTTTTAGCTCGTGATGTGACTCATTCAGCCCATCTGAACACCCGCAGCTATGCAAAACACAAGGCATTACAGAAATTTTACGAGAACATTATTGAACGTGCAGACGCGTTTGCTGAGGCTTATCAAGGTCGTAAGGGTTTAATTGGCCCAATCAGCTTGATGTCTGCAAAAAAGACCAATAATGTGGTTGAGTTTTTGGAAGATCAGCTTGCTGAACTAGAAACCATGAGATACGATGTGTGCGACAAGACAGACGCGCCGTTGCAAAACCTAATTGACGAAATTATTGATTTATACCTATCAACCCTTTATAAGCTTAAATTCTTAGCATGACCATAACAGTAGCTCACTCCACCGCAGCAGACGGCACATTTAGTGCTCAAGGCGCATTGGCTTGGGATGCAAACCATACTCTTACGGGTGTGGGGACAATGGCAGAACAAAATGCTAACAACGTAGCTATTACTGGTGGGTCAATTACAGGCGTTACAGGCCTTGGAGATGTGGTTGGCCCAGCTTCTGCTACTGATAATGCGGTTGCTCGATTTGATGCGACTACTGGCAAACTTATACAAAACTCAGCGGTAATTATTGATGATTCAAACAATGTAACTGGAGTTAATACGCTTACAGCTACTAATTTAGTTGTCAATGATGATACAACTTTGGGTGGGTCAAATGCTGATACATTAGATGTTAGGGCTAGAATTACTTCTGATTTAGAACCAAATACCGATGCCGCTAAAGACATCGGAACAAGCGGTAGAAATTGGCGTGATGGATTCTTTAGCCGTAATTTACAAGCAGAAGGCAAAGTAGTAAGCCCACATTTTGATGCTTTAAACTCTGCTGGCGGGTCATTACGAAACGCAAGCGGAACAGCACAGCTTCAATGGGGCGGCGGCGGTGGTAACAATATTAGCGTTGATGTTGCTATAAACATCAACCCAGCTAATTCTCAAGTTGATCTTAGCCCTACTGGCACTGGAACGGTAAGAATTAACCCAGCTACGGCATCATCAATGAATAATGTTGTCATTGGTGCAACAACACCTTTGGCCATTACAGGCACTACAATTACCGCAACAAATTATGTAGGTGTTGGTGGGGGTAATTTTTGATGGGTAACTTTTTTAACGGAAAATTCTTTGCAGGTGGCTTTTTTGGGTCTATCATAGAAGCTGCTGAACAACTTTATGTAAAACTTCGGTCACTTACCGAACGAGGGAGATATTAATGTCAATGAACCTAAAAGCGATAACCGTATGTATTGGCTATCAACAAATCACTAGTTTGAGCTCTGCTCAAAACTTAACTGTACCTTTGCTAGACAAAACAGGCCTTAATCAAAGACCTACGTTTGCCTTGATTACGCCTTTAACCGCCGCTGTTCGTTGGCGTGATGATGGTACGGCTCCAACAGCTTCAGTTGGTATGCCTTTGGCTGCTGGCGTGACGCTACAGTACGACGGCGATTTAAACAAAATTCAATTTATTCAAAACGGCGGTACTGCCGAACTTAACATTAGCTATTACGCTTAAAGGTGATATATGGATCTCTCTAACGGCTCAGGCGGTATCGACTCAAGCAAGTTGGTCGAATATTTCTCTACTCAATTTTTAAAAGACCTTGGTCAAATGGCCGTATTGCGTGACGAATTGGCAAAACGCCAGGGCGCACTGTCAGCCGTTGAAGATGCTAACAAGCTACGCGCGGAAGCTGATGCTTATGCTCAAACCCGTAAAGGTGAAACAGACATTAATTTGGCTCAAGCTAAAGAAGCTAACGCAGTAGCCAAAGCCTTGCAAGCATCATTAGATGCTCGCGAAGCAGACCTAAACACTCGTGAAGGTCAGTTAAATAAAGACGTAGCTGCTCACACTAAAGCTGTAGAAGCACACAAGCAAGCTGTAGCAGATGCAGAAGGTGCTTTACAAAATACAGAAAAAGCTTTAAAAATAGCACAAGATAAATTAGCTGCTGATCAAGCAGCGTTAGATGCACGTGTTAAGGCATTCCAAGACAAAGTTGCATCTATTAACGTATAAGTTTTAAACCGTACTGATGCGGTTCATCAGGGTTTCTAAGGAAACAAAAAATGGACGAAAGTCAAGAAGTAATACCAGCGGAAGTACCCGCGCCAGAACTGGAAGCAACGGCTGCACCAGAGTCTGAAGTAGTAGCGCCGGAAGAAACGCCAGTTGAGCAGGCCGCTAAGACCTTCACACAAGAAGAATTAGACGCTGCGATTGGCAAAAGGCTCGCAAGAGAGCAACGTAAGTGGGAAAGAGAACAGGCTGCAAAGCAAGCAGAAATGCAAGCCAAGCGCGCAGTACCAGCCGAACTCCCGCCTGTCGATTCGTTTGAATCGCCTGAAGATTATGCCGATGCACTGGCAGAACGTAAGGCAGAAGAACTACTCGCCAGACGAGAGCAAGCTAAACAGCAAGCCGAACTCCTTGAGGCATTTCACGACCGTGAAGAAGAAGCTAGGACTAAGTATGATGACTTTGAACAAGTTGCATACAACCCTAAACTTCCAATCACTGACGCAATGGCTCAAACGATTCAACAGTCCGAAGTGGGACCAGATATTGCTTATTATTTAGGCAGTAACCCCAAGGAAGCTGAACGTATTTCTCGTTTATCTGCACTTATGCAGGCAAAAGAAATTGGAAAGATTGAAAGCAAACTTGCTGACAGTCCGCCCGTAAAGAAAAGCTCGAATGCTCCGGCACCGATTGCTCCAGTAACGGCACGATCCAGCAGTGGATCACCTGCTTTTGATACTACTGACCCACGCTCAACTAAAAGCATGAGCACGTCAGAATGGATTGAAGCAGAGCGCCAACGCCAGATCAAGAAGTACGAAGCTCAGAGAAACCGCTAACCCATTTTTTGAAAGAATAATATGTCAAACTCAATCTTAACCATTGACATGATTACTCGTAAGGCCCTAGAAATCCTCGAGAACAATCTTGTCTTAACTCGTAACGTAAACCGTCAATATGACGATTCATTCGCTGTAGAAGGCGCTAAAATTGGTTCTACACTACGTATCCGCTTACCGGATCGTACTTTAGTAACTGACGGCGCTGCTTTGCAAGTTCAAGCAGACAACGAGCAGTTCACAACTTTGTCAGTTGCTTCACAAAAGCACATTGGCGTGAACTTCACATCTGCTGAATTGACAATGCAGTTAGACGACTTTGCAGAGCGTGTTTTGAAACCACGTATCTCTCAGTTGGCTTCTTCTATCGACGCTGACGTAGCTAACGCTTACAAAGCAATTTCTAACTCAGTCGGTACTCCTGGCACAACTCCTTCAACATCTTTGGTGCTTTTACAAGCTCAACAGAAGTTGAACGAAAACGCTGCTGTTATGTCACCACGCTACGCTACTGTTAACCCAGCAGCTAACGCTGGCTTAGTTGAAGGCATGAAAGGTTTGTTCAATCCAACAGACACTATCAGCCGTCAA